TAAAGTTCCAAGAACGCTTTTCTACTTGTCTTAATTCGGAACTGATTTCCCCCATCGATCGATTTTGTCTTTAAATATATACCTACAGGATCTTCTCTGAGAGTACCACTAATATCAACATATTGATCTGTGCCGCCGTCCATAATTTGAACCTGATAAAGAGCATGAGTCGTACCAGGATCAATATTAGTCGTAATAGCTGACATTATGTAGACAGTAGGCTCAACGTTCAAATAGGAAGGAATTTTACTAGTCATCGACCAAATCATAGCGAACTGCTCTGTCCGGGAACCTAGTCCGTGTCTATTCATATTCCATTCTGTCCAACCTACAGGATCTAGTTTAGAATAGAAAACACGACAGTTTGGTACATCGTAGTAAGCTTGATTAGTAGCAAGCTTTCCAATAGAAACCACCATACCATCTTCATAAAGACAGATAGTATGAATACGGCTTCCTTTAGCCAAGAACCATTGATCTTCAATCACACCAGAGAGTTTTGTGACTGCTTGTGTGTTAGTAGCCCAAACACCCTCTGTGTTGACGAAGTAGATAATACCCTTCGACTCAAAGGCACACTGACTGGTAGTTGAAATAGATTTCGAGTCCAGAAGTCTTTGAATCCAAGATCCAGGTGCACCTTCAACAAGAAGCGTAAAAAGACCTGCCGTCGTAAAAACAGCCAAACGGTTACCAAGAGGAATAACCTTCTTGATATTACCGGCCCCTGTAGGTCCAACAAACGGAATTCTATTAGAAGCCGCCGACCACGTTTCAGGGAATCCACCTACAGAAGCGATATCCGTAAAATACAAATAATGTCCATTGTAGGCCCACATTCTATCCTTGAATGTGAAAAGGCCCTTAAGAGTCATACCCGCCGAAGAAACAATAGCCGAATAGGTAACTGCGTCTGTAGCCCAGTTGATATTCGAAATCTTTTTAATTCCGTCTGCTTTAACAGAAAAATAGATCACGTCACGATATTGAGCGATTCCTTGAACAATGGCGGGAATAGAGACGGACATAAAGCCGTCGTTAGCGTCATGAGTTCCTTCTGCACGAACTAAACTCAATGATTTTGGATTAACTCCTAATCCAGGAACAGCAAATCCTGCACCAGCCCACATAAACGCCGGCTGAGATGAATTTTGTCCCCAAGGATCTATCTCTGTGTAGTAATATTGATCGTCTGACTCCCCTGTAGTATAGAAGGGAGAATAATCAATTACTTGCCAGTTGATAGTAGAACGCTTAATTCCAATTCTGTTCTCTAAAGAGTCTCCAGATGCTACCATATTGTAGCAAATGGCAGAATACCCGTCTGGGATGTTAGACGACAACTCAGAGGTATACATGCCCTGACCTAAAGCAATAGGCCAGAATTCCTCTCCTGGGATATTCGATGCAAGAGCCAAAATTCCGCCTTAATATACTTCATCGTATTCGTTAAAGTCCTCGGGATCTTGTCCCTTATACAGAACAGTGTCAGGAGCCTGTGCCTCAGAAGCACGAATGCCTACATTCCTGTCATACATTTCCATATATTCTTGCATTCTCTTAGTTTCTCCAGACTTAGAGAAGGCCTTAGCTAATGCAAAGTTAATAACATCGGAATGGAAATTTGATGGAACTGTAAAAGTGTTTGCCGAGGGAAGCCCTGTCATTAATATTGGCATTTTGTTATAGGAGATTTTGATGACAGTAGTAGATGGAACCATCTGCGGCCACAGGTGAATTATCTTGTTCACTGTGTACCAAAATTGAGGCTCTGCTGCTACTGTATCAGAAGCTCCTAGACCGTCCAATTCTTCCAGAGACGTAGTCTTTAAAGCTCTACCGTCTATGGAGAGACGTTTGACAGTAATATGCTCAGGGATTGAGAGAGGAAATGCACCTACAGTGGAGTCTACTGAAACATCATTAGATCCTGCACGACGAATGATATCAGTTTCAGCTTCAAGGATATAAGCGTAGACGTCTTCTGTAGTGATGACAACGTCATACTCATCTATGAACTGGCGTTTAATTTGAGTTACAGCATCGGCTACTAGCATTTTTATTTCCTAGAAGCTGGACGATCGTCGAAAAACGTGATTAGTTCACCCGTCTGACTGTCTCTGATGGTGTACCTAGATTTTTTGGAAGCTATGACAGAAGCAGCTATATCATGCTTCTCCATCATATCTTCTTTGTACCGTCGATTACTTTCCGCCTTAGCAGTAACTTCCCAGTCTTCAACTATTTTCAGTTGATTACCACGATAGCCGTCCGCAAGACGAAGACGAGTTAGAAGCATATCATCTAGCTTCCAAGCAGACATAACCGGCCTATTAATGCCGTCCTTACATCTTTCGATCACAAGAAAAGGAGGATCACCAGGATGATCTGGTCGCATATTACAAACCAGAGTCAAATTGGGATCATACTCCTTAATAGCCTCTGCTATACGAAGAGCATCAGTTTCTACAATATTGCCATCGACTATAGTGAAGCCAGGGTTAGGAGCTTCCATTCTTCTTTTCCTTTAGCTTCTTTGCAGCCTTTGAACGAATAGCCTTCGATCCGTATTTATCCGCCCATTTACGCGCTAAAGCAGGCTGCTTGGCCCAGAGGTATCTACGTTGCTTTTCAGATCTAAATGGCACAGGGGAACTCCCTTCTACCCTAAAGTAAAAGAGGTGTTCCCCTGTCCATTTCCGTAAGCTACGACGGTTAGCTTAGGCTTCTGTCAGATTCGTGAGCTTTCCATGAGCATTGCGCTTGTGAGTACCAAGCTGCCAGTACTTCTTCATCAGGCCTTCAAAGGCATCGTAATCAACGACCCACTTAAGAACAGATCCGTCCCGGTCTTCCCAGTACCAATCCTTCTTTCGCCAGATCTTGATTTCCTTCTCGTTAATGAAGAACATGTGCTTCGCAGGAGTATCAGGATCTGCTACAACTGGAATGTCCGTACCTTCACCGTACATGAAAGAAAGCCCGGTAAGACCGCCATCAAACCTCTTTGGTTCATTGAAACGCCGGAGACCTGTAAGCAGGTTCCAATACGCACGACGAACTCCAAGAGAAGCAAAGATAGCAGTAATGTTAGGACCTCCGCCAGCCTTACGGATATTATCAACTGCTGCAACCATTACCAGTTCGGTAAGAGCAGTAGTTGAACCATCTTCGTAAGCTACCCACTTTGGAGTAGTAGCTGGATCAAGTCCGTGGAGAACACCAGTAGAGTCAATGATCTTATTAAGACCATGAGGTTCCTGGTTGTAGTCACCAAACCTGGAGACGTAGTTACCGATAACTGCACCAGCAATTGCAACGTCCACCGTAAATGTGGTGGCAGTAAGAATTGCAGTAATAGTCTTTTGAGCGCCACCGGAAACAGGAGTTCCTGCTGCGGTAACGTCGATAACCATACCTTCTTCGAGGTAATCCGTGGAATCAACTGTCAGAGTGGTTCCTGCTGAGTTAGCAGTAACTTTCGCCTTAATTCCAGATGCAATAGCCGCATCGAGGTGGCCATATGCAATTCGGTTTTCGTCCTTTTGAAGGTCTTCCTTGATTCCATCCATTTCCATGTCCATACCGGAAGTGAATGCCTGCTTATTAGTTTCAGCAAGATCAATAAGCTGCCCAGTCAGTCGAATACGGCCATAACCGTATTTCAACGTTTCTGTAGCAGCCTTAAGACCCTGCCTACCCGCAGGTGCAAGGGCTGTATTTTCTGCACGATATGAAATACCGTGGTTACGAGAAATACGTACCGGGAAGGTAACATATTTACCACCTACAGCGTCCTCTGTAACACCTTCAGCAGTTCTCTCGATTCGCTTAATGGTGATTCGTTCCTCATTAAGCTGGTTGTTGATGTTACCTTCGTATACCTCTTTCAAGATACCGGCAACAGTGGTCAGGGTTGCAGACATTTATTCCTCTCCTAACATGGCGAGAACAGCCTTTCTTCTAGCTTCGCCACGTAGTTCTGCTGGGTTGATATTTTCGTTCGGAACTCCACCCCCCTGACCACCAGACGAATGCGTCTTTGGAGGCTGTCTTGGCGTAGTTCCATTTTTTCCAGCAATTTTAGCCTCGAAGGCTTTATATTGCTGAATTGCTTTGTTCGGATCACCGTGTTCCCCAAGTCTTAGGAGAACCCAGTCATCATCGAAATCACCAAACTTAGTATGCATCACTTCGAGGAACTGGTCAAGTTGAGCCTGTTCCTGCTGCGATGTCTGAGACTGAGTTTGCTCTTCTTTCCATGCACGAAGCTCTTCAAGTTCCTGCATTACGTTCTGTTGGAATACTTGATCAGAATCAGGAGGCTCCTGGTATTCCTGTTCATATTCGTATTCGTTCATTTGTTCCTCTGCTTCTAATTCGAGAATACGCAGGAGTTCTGCATCGAAATTCTCTCCGTATTGTTCCTGAAGACTCTCAAACATAAGTTTGAAAACTCTTTCTGGATTTTGTCTGAAATTCTCAGCAAAATTTCGATATTTCGCTAATTCCTCAGCTGAACCTAATGCTTCGTAAGGCTTGTGCTTCTCTGACCACGACTGAAACTTCTTAGTCGATTCTTGATCCCATTTCTTTAGATAGGGAGCAACAATTCCTCTGTGTTCAGGCGCTACTTCATTTAGCCAGGGATTTCCACCCTGTTCTGTAGGTTCTACAACTGACTCTACCGTTGATTCCTGACCTTCTTGTGAGGCTGAACCACCGAAAGATGCGTTAACGTCCATTAATATCCCTGCTGCCCGTTAGAAGAAGGTTCCAATTCCCTTGGAGGAACAGTTTCTTCACCTTCTGGTTCTTGTTTCATTGCTGCATCTGCTTGAATTGCGTTACGTTCTTTAAGAATTTCCATCTTGTGTTCGTCAACGTGGTCTTGAATAATCTTCTGAATCTCAGGTGATAAAAGTTCATATTCTTGGCTCTTTTGGAAATTTTGGTGTTCTTCAACATGCACCGCATGATCATCAAAGGGGTTAACCGTGATCTCATACATGACTGGTTCCATTTGACCAGTCTCAGGATTAGGTTGCAGAATAGGTTTACCCAGAGGATCGAGCATCTCCGTCTTTTTATTAGGCGGAACAAGCAGCTGTTGCATCATTTGCTGAGCTTGTTCAGGCGGTATCATCTGTAGTTGCTGCATCATCTCAGGAGTCAATTCAGGCTTAGGAGCAGAAATGTCAACCTTTGTAAGACGCTGTCCCTCAGACATATATATGTTCTCTCTTTGAGCATGACGAACATCTAACATCAACTCTTCATAAAGCTTATTTGTCTCAGACATTTGCAGATATCTAAGAGCTTTACTAGAATCGATAGCTCCGAGCTTAAGCAGTTCTGTAATGAACGCCTGCTTAGCAGCTGTAGACCTAGGAGCCATTGATCCAGCTTCAACCCTAAAGTCTGTAATCGGATTCAGGTCAGTCTTCTTGAATTCACGAACTTCCATGAATTGGTTTCGAGACGTCATTCTAACGATTCGCTCTTCTGGCCAATAATCATGCACATTCGCTAGAACTTGCACACCTGTTTCTTGAACGGCGTCTTCCAAGGATTGTACGGTGTGATAAAGAATCGTGTCGTTTTCTTCCTGCAAATAAGCAATAGCCGATGCTGCTTCGACACCTGGGGGAGTCCTTCCTTTAGCTACCTCGAATTGAGAGGCAGCATCATCCATGTCCCTTACAGTAATATCGAGTTCCGCAGGAACATTAGGAGGAAGCGGGGGTTGTTCAATTGCTTTAGGACCTTCAAATCCCAAATGCACAGGAAGCAAAAGACCTGGTTTACCTGTAAACTTCTTTGGATCGAATGCTCCAGGTGTATACCACCATTGTGGCTTTCCAGTAAGATTACGCTGCTCCAGCATAATGCTTCGAGTTCTGTTGTATTCCTTCTGTAGAGGAATTAGAGCTTCAATTACGCTTCGAGCGTAAAACATTCCAGAAGGAATATGATCGATCTTTGCGAAGGGGAACCGACCGTGACGATATCCAAATTCGTGATTATACTTCCTAAGACCTTCTTCTACAGAAGCTCCCGGAATGTAATTCTCTGCAAGAGGGTTTTCTTTATAACCTACAGGGTTGCGACTAGGCTCTATTTCGACAGTTTCTGGAGATTCACTAGGAAGGACACTCGGATCTTCTCCTTCACTCTCCATAAAAGGTTCAGGAATCTCAGGAGCTTCATATACATAAAGCATCTTCCCGCTGCCGTAGATGAACATAGCGCCCTTAGGGAAATCCTTGCAGGGCTTTACGTACCATTCCTTAACGTAGACCTGCTTATTCTCCGCTTTCGGGTTACTGTTAATACCTACAGCTGCTGTGAATCTTTGGTCAAGAAGAATATCCGTCGATGAAGTATCAGCTTCGCAATCGACCCCGAAACACATATACGCAGCTTCGGCTGACATGGTCCTAGCGTGGCAAACGAAATCTTGTTCCTGTAGGTCAGGTTGCTGTAGGTTTCCTACGAAAAGATGTAGAGCCGTTACGGCTTCAAAGTCAATTCGACCGGGCATTCCATCCAAGTCGTTTTTGTTCGGATCGTAGTAATTCTTCAGGAAACCTGTTCCGTGTAGTAGCGCCCATAAAGTCGCTTCGGTTCTTTTTCTGTTGAAATACTTAGTCCGAATAGTGTATTCAGCAATGGCATCCCCCGCCATTGCTGCAAGGCGATCTTTTTGTTCCGTCGAAGAAGGCATAGAGTAATACTGCGGCTCTTCTTTTGTAAGCTTCGTAAGCTCCGTACGAACTATTCGGAGAATACGATTGGCAGTGTGTCTAACTCTCCACGGATGTTCGATAGGCTCTTCAACGATATTAAACCCGTTGGCAGTCTTAGTCTGAGTGATCCATTGCCGACCAAAGTAAAATAGCATATTACGATGCCATTGAGCCTCGAATCGGAGACGTTCTTGCTGACAGGCTTTAAGCTTACTATCCCACTTTTGCATGAGATTCGCATCAGCCGAACCTGTCAACAGAACGTCTACCATTTTTTGTTTACCAGCCGCCTGAGCGGCCTGCTACCTTTGTCATGCGTTTGCCTTTCTAGTTTCGTCGCCGGACTTTTTGTCACTTTTACGAACGTCCGCAAGCGGGTCCGTAATGTGCTTGGCGGCGAGTTCATCCCGAAATTCGGGAGTCTCACGCTTGACTGTCTCTTCTCGTGTCTTGTCTTTCTTTGCAAGTTCAGTAGCTTCGTCCCTAAGGGCTTGCTTTTCTGCTACCTGCTTTTCGTGGACCGCAAGAGAGTCTTCGGGTGGAAGAACTGGCTCCATAAGGTCTGCCGGGATAGTCCTTCTGAAAGCGGCATCCGGTCTATCTACTGTGACACGAACCATCGTTGCAAGATCCCCTGGAAGAGTACCGAAGCGTCCGAGTTCCTCACGGAAATCATCTTCCTCAATTTCTTCTCGAAGAAATGCTACAACGGCGTCCTGCGGCGTCTTAATTGCAAGACGTGCACGAACGTCGTCAAGATCGCTCGTCTTCGTTGCTGTTGCTGACATCATTTGCCTCCATTTGTGCAAACTTTATTGCCCATTCCGTATCAATATCTTCGTCAGACTCCCTGTCGGGATTTTCCTCCGAAGAAGGTTCTAAATTCGGATAGGGGTTTTCTTTCGCCATCAGAGTCATCTGTAGACTCTGATTCAGATCCAGCACTATCTTCATCGAAGATTGAAGCGCTTGGATTAATTCTGCTTGGGATTGGATCACGAACTGTTCCGGTGTCTGGTTCAGGTTCGTCATGTTGTTCCTCAAATTCTATTTCTGTGAGTAACTCCTTCTTATTTTCATAGGTAGGCGTTTCTCCGTCGTACGTAATACCTTCGTATGCTTGTGCTTGTCTGAGAGTGTCTAGAACTTTGGCGTCGAAGCAAAGATTGCAAAGATAGATTACCCCGTTCATAACGGGATTGAAATGTAGATCGATCTGAATTTGAAGATCGACAAACCACTTACGTTGATCCTGCATACCGCACTCAATACAAATATAAGGCGGAAACGTAGGCTTCCCCATAACGATGGTCACTTCTTGACCTTATCCTTATTCATAATCTTATCCCACAACCTTCTAAGCCAGCCACCACTTCTACCCGCTACCATCTCAACTCCTATCCTATCGGATTCCTTGTAATTTGAACTCTGCCGTCTTTCCCAGTTTTACGTTCGGCTACAAGCTCTCCACCAGGATAAGAATACCAAATCTCATGGATCGTTCCCGAAGGGTCTTCATCTCTGTTGTATGTGCATCCTTCGGGCGGAGTAAATTCTGGAAGTTCCATTTTCTCTGGCATTACCACTCAATTCCTAAGTTTTCGTCGTAGCTTTCTGGTTGCGAAAAGCAAAGTTCGTAATCCATATCCTTCAAACCAGCTTCTGGAACGTTCAAGAAGTTGAAAGGCTTCAAATCTTCTTCACCTTCTAATGCGGGCCGAGACATTACACCGTACCTTAAGGCATCCATGCAATGATCGTCCTTCTTAAGAGGTGTCTCTTTCTGATTCCTTCTTGCGGCTATCTTGGAAGATGAGAAGCGATCCCATCTATAGTTGGATATTTCTTTTAGAGTATGCCTACAGCGCTCAGATATGAAGAGCTTCTTCATTTGAAAGCGATTCTGGCATCGAACTATTCCAGCGTTCACGTCTTTGTGACCGAGAGCTATAGCAACACCGTGTTCCATATACTCCGATTGAATGGTGGTGCCAGTAATCGCTTCCGTTCTCGTTAAGTTACTAGGGTCTCCTACGCAATATATCGGCTCGACGCCTAGTGTTTCAACTCGTTGTCTATAGATCTGAGCTAGGTCTTTGACCGTCGTTCTATTGAGGTAAATCTCGTCGTATGCAATGATGACGCCGTATTCATTAAAGCAGCAAAAAAGAAATACAGTAGGATTAGAAAAACCGTGATCCATGCAAGTAAAATGTCCCCAACCTTTGACAAAATCTTGAAATAGGTGTGATCCAACGAAATCTGGAACAACGTTTCCTCCCTCCAAATAAGACTTAGCCGAAAAAGTTCCCTGGTAGACAAGACCGGTATGGGTAATAAAGACGCCCTTAGTTCTGGCAGCCCTTTCTTCTTCCGAAAGTCCCCTGGTAAGTCTATCTAGAGAAGAGGCTGGAACATGCGGGTTATCTTCTGTGTCTACTTGTATCACGAAAATACTCTGATCGCCTGCTTCCCAGGGTTCATAAATCTGAGTTTTTACCCAGCTCATTTCAATTAACGGCGTCATAGAGATCCAATAAGATCCGTCTGTGTCTATGAGACGCATCAAGCATTCGTCGTAAATGTCTTTGGGAGGTTCTTCGTCGAAATGAATGAAGTGTCTGGAAGTTCCTGCGAACTTTCCCACGTCCTGCTCGTAGCTCATAAGTTCTACGAAGGAGCCGTTGTTCAAAGTTAGAGTACGGCTCTGCCTGTCGTAAGAGTCTTCCCAAGAATCGTTGATGAGAAAGCTTCGAGGTGTCCATTTTGCCAATTCTGGTAGAATGATCTTCTTTACGCCGTCTTCAATATCGACTGCGACTATTCGACCCCTACAGGGGGTAGGAATATCGTCTCGGAACCTGTGGTTCCCGGTAAGCCACATTAAATCTTCGCAGACAGAACCTACAGTTTTGCCTGATCTGTTTCCACCTATGAAAAGCTTTTCCTTCTCTAGGCTTTTATGAAAGGCTACCTGTTTCTCATGCGGGTTGTAAGCTACTAGGCCAGGAGAAATAGATGCTCGTCGGAGCATCTCTTCTGCAAGTAAGGCTACTTGGCCTAATGAGATTGGCTCGTCAGTTCGGTTTGGCATAGTCTATCTATCAGAGATGTATCGTAATTGCCGTCAATTTGCGGATTGTCTAATATGATCTGCAATTGATGAACAGCTTGTGTGCAGAAGGCTCCGTAGACTCCGTCGTTTCGAGCCTTATAAAGTCCTCTGGAAGCTAAGAATTCAATTAAGTTGAAGACGTGGATAGAGGAATCTCCTGGAAACATCGGGTTAAGAGGTGGAGGGTTGCTACTTCCTAGGACTAGAAGCTGGTTATCCTTTAAGCAGTCAGTAGGCTCTTCGTGCTTCCCAATTAGCATCAGAACTCGTAACTTCTTCGTAGAGGGGCATTTGGTAATTCCTCCACGAACTACGAAAACGCCAGTTCGATTCTGAGCGATTGCGTAATTATACGGAATATCTGATAGGCCAGTCTGATTAGTTTCTTTCAGAAGCATGTTCAAGACTTCTGTAGGATCTTGCTTGACGTAAAGAGTTTCTCGCCCAAGGGCGACGAATTCTACACCTACAGGTAGCCCCTCAAAGAAGGGCATTCCTTCAAAGGTGTCCCCTCTAGTAGAAGACCAAGGAAGTCTGCTAGTCCAAGTATCTCTAGTTAAATAATTCATGCGCTCAATTCTTTCGTTTCGATGATGTTAGATTCCTGTAACTGATTTGCGATCTTACCTAAAACTTCGGGGGTCACGTGCATAGCTACGATGTCGATGATAACTTGCAACATCGTCAGAATTGTTTGATTAGAATCGTTAGGGCGGTAGATAGACTTCATTTCGTTAACGTACTTAATAGTAGGTAGGTCGTTCCTAGCTACTAGTTCCGCTAGAGCCCTCTTAGAGTCTGCAACTACGTCTTCATCGAAGATAGAATCTATCTTATCCTGCCAATACTTTCGATGATCTTCCTGCCTTAGCAGGTTTTGCCACTGAGTAGTAGAAAGACCTGCCTCTTTAAGACGAGCAGATACGCTCATTCCTTTATGAGGGGAAGATAAAAGGTTACAGGCTAGAACGAAATTAGGCTCCAAGTAGCCGATGGGAGTTTCATACGGAGTAATCCCTCTATTAGAAAGACTTTCCTGTGTTGACAGGGTCAGATCATCCCATTGCTGGAAAGTTATCTTCCCGAATTTGTTTTCGGCTTCCTTTTTGGAAGGAAGACGCTTATGAAGGAAGAAGTGGACTTCGACAAAGGTAATGAACTGTGAGCGAAAGTCGGATTGGGGATGAAAGTCGATCTTAGGCGTTTCCTTTGAGGGCCAGTTACCTGGTGTCCTCTTAAACGCGATTGGCGGGGATGGAACCTCTGAAGAATTATCTTCTTTGTCTTCTTTTTGATGAAAGGCTTTGAGTCCATCTAAGAATCCTTTCGCATCTTCTACAAGCTTTTGATTCTTGTTCATACGAGTCTTCACTTTTACAAGATAGCTTGTCTGCTCTAAGAAGACAAATCAAAAATTTTCTGGGATAAAAGATTCCTTCCAGGTAGATTTCGAAGAAATCCTTAAGGCTTGGTAGATTTTGAAGAAATCCTTTCTGCTCAGAGAGGATTTTCTATTTTTCTAGGGGTTTCTAAAGAAATCAAGATTCCTTTAGTCGCATAACGGGGATCAATCCGTTAGGGTACATTAACATGCCGTATAAGGTCGCCTTTCTGCATAATGTTAAGGGGGCTTTACAAAAAACGAGAGGCCCACCTTACAAGATAGGTTAATCATAACTAACTCAGGTGCATATGCTCACAAGATCCTAGGCCGTAGCTAACCTATGCTTACAAGATCCTATATCGAACGTACGTTTAAATTCCTCGGGAACTTTGTCGAAACATCTTGACTCTCGACGGACATTCTGCGCATACTGTACTTGGGCCGGGAGATTCCCGACCAGGAGACAAGGAGGTTCACGAAAGTGACAGATACGAACGTGACGGCAGTTGCCGTCGAAACTCAGGCGGAGGTGAACTTCGACGAGATTGTGAAATCTCTCAAGTTCATGTTCGTGCAGCTCTACCCGGTCGTTTCCGGGAAGACATGGACGAAATGGGATCTATCCGACCAGACAGATCTCCGGGAGACGATGGCCAAGATCAACTCGGTGCGATCGAAGTTGCAGCCCGTGTTCGACTCGACCATTTGGGACGGACACGATGACGGCTCGGTCGATTTGTCGATCGAATCGATTCGGGCACGCAGAGCACCGGATTCGGCAACGCCGGGACGTAAGCCC